GGACAGAACGCTATCTATACTTTCGACAATATCGCGGATTTTCGTGCTTTCATGAAGGGAGGTCTTTGGTGGAGAGTTGCCGAAGCTCTGTTTGCACCGGACCCTTCAAACCCCGATGCAGTAGGAATTTCCGAACTTGAATTTGTTCGTGCAGCAACAACTACAGGTGCAAAAATGACGTTTGCGACGACAGCAGGAGGCACGTTTGCGGTAAAAACATTGGACGAAGGTTTGGTAGCCAACGGTTCGTTATTGAACGACGAGTTATTAACAAAGGGTTACGGTATGAACTTTATCGCAGGACGCGAAGACGCTACCAAGTGGATTTTGCAGTTCTGGAGAGGTACATATACCGGAACATACAGCGACGGTTTACCCTACGGAGACATCACGCAGGAAAACAGTGACCCCGAACTTGTTCTTGAATCACCGGAATTCAAGAATATGCAAGAACTTGTGGATTGGGCACAGAATGATTCTAATTTTGCTTTGGCGTTCGTACTTGATTCAACTACCAATGTAGAAGGAAATGGTGAGATTACCGAAGGGGACATTACAATGGCACTGGGTGGTAAGACTTATATTCTTGCTACTGGTGGTACTGAATCGTTTAATACGAACGATTTAAATGCTGTACTGGACCAGATTGTAGGTTTGGACTATAGTAATGTCATTCTGGACCAGGTAGGAGACAACGCCTATTCAGCCACGACAAAGGCATATCTTACACACATGAACGGTGCGGCCAAATTCCAGCATTTCCTCTATGTGGCAGGATATGACAAGGGAGCCGATTTCTCAAAAGAAATTGATTTGGCGAAGAAGTTCGACAGCTCGTTTGTGCAGCTTGTACATGGTGGGGCAGGCGTGGTGTCTGCGTTCGACGCCCAGAAGATACGGTGGTGGGGTGTAATGTATAACTTGTGCGCGATTGTGGGACGTATCAGCGGAAAACCGCCTTATGTACCGCCTACATTCAAGTCAATCGGAGTTGATAGACTGCAACACGCATTGACTGAATCGGAGAAGAAGAAGGCATTGAAATACGGTATTTTAACAACCGTATTGAACGACTACACCGGAAAGTTCAATATCTTGCAGGGTGTGAATACATTGCAGGACAACGCCAATCTGTTCAATGCAAAAGGGCAGTCCTATTCCATTCAATTTATGCGTATCGTCGCACAAATCAATAAGGAATTGATTGTAAATGCGACATTGGATTTGCTGGGACAGGAAAACGGTGTTAACGCCAATACACTGACAGCAGGAGCGGTTAAAGACTGGACTGTGGCATACTTGCAGTCAAGAACTGCAACGGACGCACAAGACAATCTGATTTTGTCGTTCAAAGACGTAGTGACAACAAGAAAGGAAGACGCTTATTTCACCACTTACAAAATTGTGGTAAATAACGAAATCACCAAGTTGTTCTTTACAGGTTACTTAATTCGTGGATAAAACAAACCCTAAAAATTAGAAGATTATGGCAGTTTTTACAGCGCCTAAAGCGTATATTAAAATAGATAATCAAGTAGCCGGGTTTGTTCGTAATCTGCAATTTGCAGAAAACATCACCCGTGCGAATGTACAAGGGCTTGGTTCACTCCTTAACCAGGAGGTCCCGGCCGTACAGTATCAATGCACATGGACGGTAGACCAATTCTTTATTGACTTCAAGCAGCCAGTAATGGAAGGTATGATGCACCGTCTTGGTTCCGTCAAGTCTATTGTAGACACCTTGATTTTGGGCGAGCTTGGTTTTGCCATTGCTATTTACAGCAAGACAATTCAGAGCCAGGATTCGACTACAAAGATGGTGACAGCAGTAGACCCTACCGGACAGACTATGTGCATGTTGAATCCGTGTTTTGTAAATAATCAAAATTTTTCATTGCAAGAAGCTGGCATTGCCGGGTATTCTATATCGGGAATCTATCTTTACCCCGTATCAACTTTGGAACTTTAATTTTGATTATAAACAATTGATAATTAGGGAGTTACAATTTAGTAACTCCCTTTTATTTTGGTTATAAATAATTATAAATTGGATTAATTATAGAATAATAAAATGTTATGTAATTTGTAAAATATTTTTATTATAGTGAATTATTGGTATTGTGAAATGATGTTAATAAATCCACAATTTAGACATAAGCACTTGCGCATCTCATAACATAATATTATCTTTGCAATGTGATAAGGAAAGAAAGTCAAACAAATAAAAGATAAAAGATATGAAATCAAATGTAGAAAGAATGACGGAAGATTTGAAAAAGGTGTTGTTTTCAAATGTATATAGCTTTGAGATTGAAACGAAAGATATAGTTTTCGGATTTAATAAGGTATTGAAGAAAAGAACTAAATCAATGGCAAAGGCTATAGCTTTGGAACAAAAACTGAGAAAAGATATTGGACGCTATTTGTCCAGTACGGTAGTGATTGCTTCTGTAAGAATGTATAAAAACGGAGAGTTGAAATGCGAATTAAAAGCTAACAATTTTTGATTGTCAAACAAATAAAATTTTGAAGTTATGAACGTTTACAGCAAGTTTTGTCCGAATGTATTTTTAGCAAAATGTGAAGAAAAGTATGAGAAGGGAGAAGTTATCGAAGTAACAACCAAGTACGGAAAGGAAAACGAATGTATTGTTTTCAACTTAATATACGAAAAAGACGGATTTTATTACTATTCGATAGTACGTGCAGACGGTTTCAACGTCCAGGAATGGGCGAAGCAAAGAGCGGAAAGACGCAGAATGTGGGCGGCTTCGGCAGAACAAAAGAGTAACGAGTATTACGAAAAATCGAATAAAGATAGAGACTTCCTATCATTGGGAGAACCTATCAAGGTCGGACATCATAGTGAAAGAAGACACAGAAAGATGATTGACGATGCCTGGAACAATATGGGCAAAAGTGTTGAGTTCAGTGACAAGGCTGTCGAACATGAAAGAGTAGCCAGGTATTGGGACAAGAAAGCGGAGGTAATTAATCTATCCATGCCGGAAAGTATAGACTATTACGAGCACAAGTTAGAGAAAGCCAAAGAATATCACGAAGGCTTGAAGTCCGGCAAATATCCACGGGAACACATCTATTCTTTGACTTATGCGAAGAAGGCGGTTAATGATATGCAAAAGAACTATGATACAGCAAAAAGATTGTGGGGATAACAGGAGGATTGAAACAGCCATTGAAAGGATTATAGAATATCTTTTCAATTACACCCCCAACCTTAAGAGAACCCGGTCAAAAATAGAACTCATGGAAAAGTTCTGGGAAAAGACCGGGATTTCCTCTAATAGGGCATTATGGGAATATATGGTGTTTCAAGGGTCAATGATAGAGAACAGCCGATATAAGGAAATGATGTTTGACCCCTATAATTTGATAGGACCAAAGGCGATAGAGAAATGGAATAAGAGGGGTAAATACCAGGTATTCATAGCCAATAAACGCCAGCGAGAAAGAGGATGGATAAGCCCGTTCAAGGAGGAGGAAGAAGGTTTGTCGGAAAGATACAGGGAGATGTTGAGGAAAAAGTATTGGAACAAGGAGAAGGGGTTTATACTTTGCAGCCAGTACGGAGGATGGTTATTCGACAAAAACAGATGTAAGGATTGTATATTTTACAAGGCTTGTGAAAAATGACATACTAAAAGTTTATGTTATCAAATAATATTTGTATATTTGTGCCATGAAAAAGACAGTGAAGGAAGAAGTAAGACCGTGTGTTTCTTGTAAGGAGAATCATTTCATATATGACCGCAACAGATGGTTATGTAAGGAATGCTACGACAATAGAAAGAAATTGAAGTTGAACCGCGCTTCATTGAAGGAAGAGGAAAACAGGCTTAACGAAGTGTTTGTTAAGGTATGGGAGGAGAACCCCCACTATTGTTTCCATTGTGGAAAGTGGCTGGGGCTTGAAATGAAACCTATTTTCTTCTCCCATATATTGAGTAGGGGCGCGCATCCCGGTTTACGTTGTGACCCGGAAAACATAGTTTTGGCATGTATGGAATGCCATCAGATATACGATTTCGGAGACAGAAACAGTCTGAAGAACCAGATACCGGAAGAGAGGATAGAAAAACTTTTGGAGAAAGAGCATGGGAAAAGATATTGATTTGCTGATAGGATGCGCAGAAGTGTTTACCGCTATAGGACTGAAAAGGATTTCCAGAATGATAGTGGATTACCTGGAGAACCCTAATAGCGAGAAGGCGGAAATATTTCAGAAAGAGGTTGAGGCATGGAAGGAATACGAGGAACGTTCAAAAGGCAGAATGTTTGTGTTCAGTGACGGGGAACACGCCCTTATGAAGTATTTTATTATATCGTATGAAAAAGACTGGTATTCGGACGGAAACCCGGCTATAGTGATAAACAAGCTGGCAGACGAAAGTGCATCATTCAAGGACAACCCTATAAAGAATTTATGGGTGGTGTATAAGAGCGAAGAGGAAAGGGACAAGGATTTTGAAAGGTTGTTAATGATAAAGTAATGAGGTATGAACTATGGATTATCCTATAAAGGGAGTAAATCACGTATTGCAAAATGGGTTGTTGAGGCTCTTCCTTCTGCCGATGTATGGGTAGAACCTTTTGCCGGGGGATGTGCAGTCACTCATGCAGCTATTTTATCGGGGAAATACAAAAGGTTTATCATAAACGATATAACGGACAGCGCAAAGTTTTTCGCTGACGCGGTAAACGGGAAGTTCAAGGATGAAAACCGATGGATAAGCAGGGAGGACTTTTTCAGACTAAAGAAAGACGATACGTATGTAAGACTATGTTTTTCTTTCGGCAACAATCAGAGAACCTATTGCTACAGTGAACAGGTCGAACCATATAAGAAGGCTTTCCACTATGCAATCTGTTTTGGTGATTTTAGTCTGTTTGAAGATATGGGTATCTCTATTCCGGAAGATGTGTTTAAGGGGTGTGATACATTCAAGGACAGAAGGCATGCAATAAAGGATATTCTGGTGAAGCTTAATTATCCGGATAATTTGCAGAGATTGCAAAACATGGAACGGCTGGAAAGACTTTGGGATTTGCAGAGTTTACAGGGAATGGGTAATATCGAAGTTTTCCAGGGTGATTATAGAGAGCTGGGAATACCGGAAGAAGAGAAGTATGTAATATATTGTGACCCACCCTATATAAATACAGAAGGGTATTCTACTAAATTCAGCCATGAAGAATTTTATGGCTGGGCGAAACGGCAAAAGAATTGCTATATATCGGAATATTGGATGCCCGAAGATTTTGAAAGGGTTGACTATATAGATAAAACGGTATTATTTTGTGGAAATAACAAAGGCTGTAACAAACAAGAAGGTCTTTGGATTTGTAAAAATAATTTATTTTAGTTGGTATGGGAAAATTTTTGATAGAAGATGTAAACGCGAAAGGATTGCTTATCTGGATGAACGACAATTTCCGGAAGCAGAACGGGAAACGGTTTACCCGTAACGATGTGCAGGCATATATAATGAGGGGACATTTGCCGGAATACCTGGGAGGAAACGAGATTGTGGTAACCCCTAAAAAGCATTGCACAATCAAGATGTACAATGTATTGGAAAATGACAATAACCCCGTAATGGAGGAAGAAGAAAATGAATGTATTGGTAGCATGTGAGAAAAGTCAGAGAGTTTGTGAAGCTTTCAGAAAGAGAGGTCATAACGCCTTTAGTTGTGATATTGTAGATTGTAGCGGAGGACACCCCGAATGGCATTTCAAACAGGATGTCTTGCAGGTTATCCCTAATTTTGGAGGAAAGCTGCAAAACGGTGAGGAGTATTATTTGCCGGAAGGCGAAGAATGGGATTTGATGGTTGCGCATCCCCCTTGCACCTATCTATGCGTGTCCGGTGCTGCATGGTATTATCACCCGGAAGACAAGGGATTACCGATAGAACAGAGAAGACCGCATCCTAAATATCCGAACAGAGCGAAAGACCGAGAAGAAGCCGTTAATTTCTTCATGGAGTTATACAATTCGGGTGTAAAAAGAATTGCTATAGAGAACCCGGTAGGAATAATGAGTACAAGATTCAGAAAGGCAGACCAAATCATAGAACCTTGGATGTTCGGGGACGAGGCAAGCAAAAAGACTTGCTTATGGCTTAAAAATCTACCTAAACTCACTCCTACAAAGATTGTCGGGAAAGGTGAAGTAGTGGAGGGGAAGAACGGGTTTAGAATGCAGAAATGGTATTGTGACGCCTACGGATTACCAAAAGAGGAAAGACAGAAGATAAGAAGCAAGACGTTTCCAGGTATTGCGGAAGCGATAGCGGAACAGTGGGGTAATTTAGAATGATGTTTAAAATTTAGTAACGTGAAAACAAGTAGTAATTTCGTGATTGTCTATGACTTTGAAACTGGGGGATTGCCAAGTAAGGAAAAACAAGCTTTTTTGGACATTCCTTTGGTCGAAATGGCTATGTCGTGTATAGACATGAAAAAGCTGGAAATAATAGACCGTGTGGAAATGATATTCCCGTATAACTACAAGGAAGGACTTGCAGGATATTCGGAGGAAGCAACGGCAGTACACGGTATAACAAAAGAAGTCCAAGAAGAGAATGCGGTGCCATTGAAAGAGATATACAGCACTTGCAAGAAATGGTTCGCCAAATACAAGAATCCACGCCAGATGTGTACGCTTGTAGGGCACAATATCGTAGGATTCGATAACCCGTTTCTGAAAAACTTCTTCGCCTACATGAACGACGATATAGACAATTACGTAAAATACTACATAGACACGATGCAGTTTGCACACATGGCGGCTTTGGAACAGATGGACTATAAGCTGGGCACGTGTTGCCAGGCTGCCGGGATTGACCTTGTGGAAGCGCACAGGGCGCAGCACGATGTGGATGCGAACGCGATGTTGTTCATTTCCTACGTGAAGAAGTTAAGGGGTGAAGGCGTGGAAACGGTGGAGAAGAAAGAAAGGAGATATAGAGAGGACTTCCAGTTATGTTGACGGGTGACGGAAAAGGAATACTTACAAATAATCAGCTTACATATCTGTACAATGCGGTAGACAATATCATAGAGAGACTGCCGGAAAGGGCGCTTAACCAGTTGTTGGAAGGATATGGAAACGACGTTGATACCATGCTTAGGGAAATGGTGCATCAGTCGGAAAAGGCGCTGTATCTGGGTCGGACGCTGGATTCAGAAAGTTTATCCTATGTGGATAACGTGAAAGCCTCTATGGACAATACGCTTAAAATATTGTCCCTCAATTATTTTATAACAACCATGCTTCCCAAGTTTCGGTTAGGATGGCGTAACATAGAGTGGTCCAATTTGACGCAATTATATCCGTGGAGTTGTTATCTATGCGCACGCGCGAGTGGCAAAAGTTATCAATGGTCTTATGCCTTCATATTGTGGCGTTTATGGTCCTACACAAGACCGACCGCCTACAGACAGGACACGGTAGACAATGCCAACAGGAAAGAAACATGCTATATTACCAACACTTTTACACTGGCAAAGGTGCAGATAGCGAAAGTAACGGAAGAGATAGAGGCAAACGACTTGATAAAGGAAAAACTCAACCCTTATAACAAGGCTTCAATCGGAGAAACGGCTATAAAGACGGAAACCGGAAGTACGTTACATGTGCGAGGTAAGGATTCAATGATTCGAGGTCTGCACGTGGGGGCTTGTTTGTGTGATGATATGCCGGACGAAAGCTCTCTATATTCGGACGAACAAAGGGAGAAGTTGAAAGAACTTTTGAAGGGTACAATAGAGCCGATTGTGGAACCATACGGGTATTTCCTTGTAACTGGTACACCCTATTCTTCTGCACCGAATGAATTGTACCAGATATTGAAGGTAGACAAGCGTTTCTATTGTTTTGAATATCCGATATTGTTTCCGGATGGCAGACCGTTGGCACCGGACAGATACACGTTTGAACAGATATTGGCGAAAAAGGAAGAACTTGGAACGATTGTGTTCAACCGTGAATACCTGGTGGTTCCTATCAGTGACACGTCAACGATATTTCCGTATGAATATCTGATGCGTAGCGTTATAGGAATGGAAACGATACGTTTTGCGTCAAGTATAGACGATTTTCCTTTCAAGCTTACAAGGGTACATATAGGTGTGGACTTTGCGGTTTCCGGTAATATTGGAGCGGACTATACAGTGTATTCGGTATGGGGCAAAGATGCGATGGATAACTACTATTTGTTGTACTATTACCGGAAGCGCGGTATGTCGCACAACGAACAGGTAGATAAGATTGTACAGCTTGACCGACTTTTCCACCCTAATAAGATACGGTGTGAGGCAAACGGTTTCCAGTCCATATTGTCCGGACTGGCAAAGGAAAGAGGGCTTAAGAACATAGAACCGTTCACGACAACGGAAGGAAACAAAAAGGACCTCTATACTGGATTGCCTTCTTTGTCTGCAATGTTTGAGAGAGGACAGATAAAATGCCCCTATGCGATAGGAGAAACAAGGCAGGCGGTAGACTTGATGTTCGGTGAATTTTCATCTATTACGTTCAGAAGTGATAATGGGAAATTGGAGGCAGCAAGCGGTCACGACGACATAGCACTCAGTTCGTTCCTCTCCATAAATAGCTTACGCGAAGACGATAAAGAAGTACAAGTAAGTGTAGAATTAATATAATGTTAATTATATGTTAAAAGCACATAAGCACTTGCGTATGTCATAACATAATCTTATCTTTGTAATGTGAGAAAGAGATAAACGAAGTCAAACAAATAAAAAGATAAGAAAATGGAAAACGATATTAAGGTTCTCAAAGAGTTGTACAAGTTCATTTGTGTTAGTGAAGGTATCAAGGCAATTGCATTGAAGTTCTGTAAAGTTGGAAGGGGCGGTGCTTGTTGTTCTTATGTGGCTAACAAACCGAAATCAATCTCTATTGACTTGAATAGAATCAATGTCGGTTCTGCCTATGCTTTGTGCCATGAAGTAGCGCATCAGATTTGCATTGCAAATGAAGGTAATGCAACACATAATGCAAAGTTCAAAAAGATGGAAAAGGAATTGGTTAAGAAGTATGCCAATTGCACTATTGCAAGAAATTTAATTTGGTAATGAAGGGAGGATAAGGTTATGATTACTGATAGAAAGAAAGCCCCGGCATGTTTGAGATACAATGTCAACAATAATTCCGGTTCAATCAACAAGGAATTTGGTAAAGACCAGCAAGCAGCATATGATTTTGCAAGCCAAATGAATGAAACAGCAATAATTAGAGGATATATGTTCGTGAAACATAAAGGTGAATGGGTAAGAAATACGATTTTTATAGACCATGTTTTTAAATAAAGAAGGAGGGTAATGTTATGAAAAAGGATTTGGTAAAGACGGCTTTAGGATATAGATGTTTTCTATCTATTGAGGAAATTGAAGTAACAGACCCTAAAGATAAGAAGGAATGTAAGATACTTGAAGAATTTAACGATTCTACAACTATTAAGAAAATAGCATTGAAGTATACCGACAACAAGCTGTTCCACGAGATAACAAACCGATTGATTGAACTTGATAAGGTGGATTTGACAGAAGAAGAACATGCAGAAAGACAAGCGTTAATTACATTGTCTCAATATTTTAGAGTTAAGTTTTGATTTAACCGATTAATAACGTATATTTGTAACGAATAATGTTTTGTGATTATGGAGGATAAGATAATTAAGATTAAGGGACATGAATATAAAATGTCCTTCCCTACAGTAGGACAATATTATGAGATAGAAACTCAGAAGCAGTTTTTAGGTCGCGGATATTACAACACCTTGTTGGGAAACAGAACGCAGGCTGCGGCTGACGCTTTGGATATGATAGATATTGAAGCGACGCTTACAGTAATGTTGCCCGACTTGCTGGCAGATATGAAGGTGACTTCTTTCAAGCAGCTTGGTATCAAGGACTATGTAGAGGTAAGGGATATTTATAACAAGGAGGTTTTGCCCTTTATAAAAGAAGTTGAAAAAATGATGAACCCCAACCGATAAGAGTATTCGAGCGAGAATTACTATAGTTTGAATGTTTAGTTATTCAGAGGAGTGTGGGGGTATAGTCTGTTATGGGTTATACCCCCACTTTTGATTGATTTTGTATGATGGAGCGAGATAAAAAGGAAGATTTCAGAACGTTTGTAGTCAGATGGAATAATAAATTTCCGCTTGACAGGTGGTACAGGAAGAAACATAACATTGCTTTTATGTCCGAGGAACACAAGAAATGTTCTTTTTTTCAACAACTTTTCGAGTTCGAGGAAGACCGGATGTTCAAGCAGGCTTTGGAGGACGAGGAAAAGAAAGTTGAATACGTTCCGAATATCGGTGAATGGCTGAAAGATTCCTATGACGAAATGGTGGACCAGGAAACCGATACCAAGGAGATAACGCAAAGTCAGATTGAAGCCTTCCGCGAAGAAATGGCGCGGATGGCCGAATACGAGGAAAGCCAAAAGGATAAGGAATAATGGCAGAGGATAAGAGGATTAGGATAGCGGCCGATACCACACCGCTAAGACAGTTGAGAGAAGAAGCGGTTTCTTTGTACCGCGAGATAAACCAAGCTTCCATGCAGAGTGCACAGGAAGCCGAGAAAAGCATTGCACAGCTACGGGAACAACTTGCATTGATGGAAGACCGTAATGAGCTGGAAAGACTGTTACTTGACCTTAAAAGACAGTCTGCTGCCATTGATGCAACCACAATGCAAAAACCGTCTCCTATGCCGGAAAGACCGATAAGGAGACAGCCGCCTACAGAAGAACTTCCAAGACCGGAACAGCCTATCATAGACCCCGAAACCGGGTCTATTACATGGGACGTATCGCCAAGAAGAAAAGAGGAAACCGTACAGCCGGAACCAAGACGGAAAGGGCAAAGACCGGAAATGGAAACGGATGTAGAAGAACCTTTGCCTATAGAAGAACCGGAAGAAAGACCAGCGCCCAGAAGAAGGAGAAGAAAAGTCCAGGAACCCATACCGGACGTGGAACCTATCATAGATGAGGAAACTGGTTCTATGACCTGGGATTTGACACGGAAACCGCAAAGGGAAAGAGTTACCCCTATAGAAAGAGGTGTAGAAAGAGAAGAACCGACAACAAAGGAAACGCAGAAGGAAATATTAAGGGAGATAAACAGACACGTCGAGAATATAGACGAATCCGTTACGAACGTTGATAATTCCAAGAACTTCCAGGACAACAGTGAAAACAGAACGGACAACTCACGGCATACGGAGAATATAACCGAGAATGTTGTAAATATTGAAAAGAATACCCAGACAATAACGGAGAATACAACCGCTATAAGGGAAAAGGGGAATTTGGAGGTCGTTTCAGAACAACCGAACAGACCTCTATTAAGGGAAGACGATAGAATACAGAGAAGACCGGAAATAACGGATAACGGACAGACGGAAATCAAGTTTTCCGACGAGGGGATAATACGTGCTATTACAAGACTGGGAGTGGTAACGGATAATATAGGACGTGATGTCATTTCCGCTTTAAGAGGACTTGAAAAAGGAACGGGTGAGGAAAACCAAAGAACCAGTATTACCCGTTACCTGGAAACTATTGCAAATTCCGTATCTGTTATAGAAGACAGTGCAGAAAACATATTGGAAGAAATGCAGAAAGCCACTTCCGGTTCGGGTTTCGGAGGTGGAACGGGGACACCTGGCGGCATTGTACCACCTACCGGAAGTACAGGCGGAATAGGAGGAGGACTAAATATATTCGGAGGAGGATTAAAAGGAATATTGGGCGGTTTGGGGGCTTTGACGGCATTCAATACCGCCAAGAACGTATTGTCCGAGAGATATTTCAGAAACCAGGAATTCGAGGCAAGGTCGCAATATCAAGGAACCGTGGAGACTGCTGCAAATTATACACGATTGCAAGCCGCTAACCAGGCAGACGCTTATAGATGGATTCCTTTAGTTGGAGATGTGATTGCAAAAAGTATAGAATTGCCAGCACAGCTTGCAGCAGAAAAGATGATGGCAACTTTCGGGAAATATGCGGAAGGCGAAAGACGTGTTATCCCGTATGCACAGGTTATGGGTGTATCAGCCGGGGAAGCTTTCAGACAAGCTGGAAGGGAAGGAAGTTATGCAGCAGAATCACTTGGTATGGATTACGCTTCATACCTTGGAAGACGTGCCGAATTGATACGTGCAGGAGGAGGACGCTTTGTTGGTGGCAATGAATACGACCCGTATGCAGTAAGGGAAACGCAGTCCGTCATGGCTGCCGAAAGACTGTTCGGATTGTCACCTAATGCAGTCAACCGTTTGCAGGGAGCAATGAGGTTCGGAGACCAGAATTTGGGTACCGGGGCTTCTGCGATTATCAGAGAGTTCGAGCAGGCAATGAAAAATTTAGGCATTCCGTTCGAGCAGATAGCCTCTACAATGGAAGAAAGTTTAGATACTTTCATTACACAGTCGGACCAGATTCTTTCCAAACGTGGTGATTTTGATGCAAGACAGCTTGCAGCGATGTTTAGCGGAATACGCCAGGCAACCGGATTGCAGGGAAGACAGCTTGAAAGGGTACAGCAAGCATTTACCGGACAGGGGATATCAAAAGACGAGGTGACAAATGCAATGCTTGTACGTTCTATCCAGGAAGTTATGCCAGACAAGACTTCCTATTCGGAAATCCAGGAAGAACTGGAAAAGATACGTGCAGGAGCGGCAGACCCCGAAGTTATGGAAAACTTTTTGAATAGGGTTGTAGAACGTACTGGGGGAGGTTCTGAACAGTTACGTTTGGCAATGTCCGAAATATTCCCTAATTTGTCCTGGAATGACATTAATTCTACGATACAAAAGGATAGTGACCCGTCTAAGCTTGTAAGCAATCTGTTTGACTTGTATAAACAGGCAAGTCAAAGGATTAAGGAAACGCCCGCAGAAGCTTATGACAGGGGCGCAGCACGGAGGACTGTAGGTGCTGGGGAAACCATTTTGGCAGGTGATATGAATCGCCAGATGTCGGAAGGTGCAAAACAATTGAAAGAGATTGTTAGATTGTTGACTAATATTGACAATAATACGAAAGAAAAAGAGAAACCCGTAGAATCCGGTCCGGTTACGCGGTCTATGGTATCGGGTGGAGCAGGTCTTGTAAATGCGGAAAATGTTAGTTCGGGGGTTGAAGCTGGCAGAATGTTGTCACAATGGTTTAAGCGCGTTTTGGATGATTGGGCAAGGGAAAGAGTTGGTAATATGGCGGTTTCAGAAGCAAATAAAGTGATACAGCAAGAACGATGAAAGTAAATATATTTAACATACAGAGTTATAAGTACAACGTAGAACCCCAAACGTTTATAGACGATTGGCAAAAAGGACTGGGACCAGATACACCGGAAGCAAAGAAACTGTCGGTTTCGGAATTTATGGACGTGGTAAACGAGATTTCCAAAATTTCAAACCTGGATGCTATCTGGGCTACATACGACGATTGGGAGAAAGAGAAGTACAAGAACGAGTATTCAAACAAGAATTTGCCGTATATCAAGCCGAATACCCCTCTTTCTTTTCCTATAAAGGATTCTCCTTTGCTTATACAAAAAGCGTCAAAGAGCGACATGTTCATGAAGCAACGCGATTTTTCGGCTTATTGGTCTGAAAATTTGACAAAGCTTCTACAGGATAAGGAAGGATATGTAGCGGACAATGTGGTTGCACTGGATGAAGAAATGTCAGTAAGGACAAAAGTACAGCCTATAAACATTAAGGTGTGGATATACTGCAAGGCTATAAACAAGGTTGTGGATGTAAGTCAGTTCGTTAATACATGTTCTACCGACAAGGGGTTCAAGAACGGCACGTTTTCAATCAACATAACTCCCTTCAAGGAAGCCAATATGTCGAATGTGTATGGTGCAGGGTATTATGATATATTCCCGGTTGTAACACCGAAAGGATACGACTATAAATCCTATCTTGAAAAGGTAGTACAGATAAACGATATAGTGTTTATCCGGTTTGAGCGGTTGAGACTGGAAGGAAGTTCGGACAGTGAAAATGCCAATGATTTGTTTGTATCGTTGAACAAGCTTGCCAATAACGGGCCGGACTATAATGTTTGGGATATGATAGGTTTTGTGGACAGTGTAATGGAAACCTATTCTTCGGAAGACAATTCAAAGAGTACCGTCATAAGCGGACGCGATATTGCAAAAATGTTTGTGGAGGACGGAAGTTATTTCATACCTTTGGAAAATGTCAATGATACTGTACAGAACTGGTTATTAAGAAAAACAGGTGGTGTATGGAATGGACGTAATGTGTTCGGTGGTGAGTATCAATTTGTATGGAATTTGGGGTACAAAACGATAAATGAATGTATTTGGTTTATTATTAATATAATGTCTTCTATCGGATTGTGTAGTGATGAAGTTTTTTCTTCATGGGGTGACAAGCGGATAACGGCATACAGTATTCCGGGACAGCAGGACTTGAAGGTGAGGGGAATATGGCAGATTGTTAAGCTGCAAGTGTCTGGGGATATAATGGAAAGGATTGTGACAGATACGGGGCTGGGGAACCCGAACGGAACACTGATGCAGTACATGGAACGCATTTGTCAATATCCTTTGACAGAATTTTTCTTTGACACCTATATAAACACGATTGATGTCATTGTAAGACAGCCACCGTTTACGGAGAAGGCAATAAAAGACGCTTTCAAGTCGGAAAACTATATTACGATAACACCGGATAATGTAATATCGTATAATTTGAGCTATGACCCACGGGTTTACACTTGGTTCCAGTTGCACGCACAGAATGCACAGGTAGGTGGACGTGACAAACCAGGATTGGCTTTTGTTCCTATTGTGTACCTGGAAGAGTATGTGGAACGATGGGGTAACAGGAAAATGGATTTCGTGGACATGTACTGTATTCGCATGATACAGAACGGAGCGGAAAACCAGAAGATATTTTCTACTTACCAGGCAACAATGCTGAATGATTTGATTTATCTTGTCGAAAGCAACATGTATGTACCTTTTACCCGGTGCGGAACGATAGAAATAAACGGGGACAGACGCATAAAGGTGGGAACTTTCGTGCTGAACCAAAGTACGAACGAGTTTTTCTATGTGACGAACGTAACCAACACTATATCATTTAACCGTGATGGGGTGGACAGACGTACCGTTTTACAGGTGGAAAGAGGATTCTATGTACCTATACTTAAAGGAAATCTGATGGAAGCGGTAAAAAGAAACGACAATTCGGTTTCTGAAAAATCAGCGTCCGGATTTACACCCGATTATTTTAAGCTGGTGGACTTAAGCGGTTTGAGGCAGAAGGCAAAGGAAGCGGAAAGCGGACAGATAACGTCTTATGATAATCCGACAGTTGACAAACAACAGTTTGACTATTTTTTGAACAGGAAATACTTTGGAGGAATGGAATAATGGCAGGGGGAACACCAAGAATAAGCAGTAACAATTTGCCGCCTATAATGAAGGGGTATATAATGATACCTACGGATGTAGGTAGGGAAGCGTATATAGATACGGTATTCAGAACGAATATAGTTGCCGTGATGATGGAAGGCGGTATATTCCGTAATGATGCACGTATTACCAACGAGGCCATCAATAACATATGGTTTCCCGAAAAACCGGGTGAGAAGGGGTGCCAGGTAATGATAGCGAGCAGCGATTTTTTAAATCAGCCTACAGTCATAGGCACCTTTATAGGCAATGATGAAGTTCCGGCATGGAGCGAGGATGTTATACGGATGAAAAAACAGGTGGAAGGAGTAACTATGTCTATGACGATAGACCCACGCAACCAGGAATGGAACATGAACCTTACTTCTATAGAGAAGCCCGTAAATTTTAACGTTACATTAGGAGGTAACGAAAAACATAAGATAAGATTGCAGAGTTCGGGGGAAGCCGAGATAGTGGCTTCCAAGAAGGTGAAGGTAACCGGATATAACGAAGTCATTGCGGAAGTCGTTAATGTGGTCGAGGACGTGAAAGAAAAGGATAAGGAGATAAGGCGTTTCGCTATGAACATGGAAGAGGCTAATTTTACGTGGAAGACCCAGGACAAGACAACCGTAATAAAGGCCGACCCCAACACTGTAGACGTTAATTTCCACGACGGGAAAAGCCATATAACAATGGATGAAAGCGGTGTAGTGCTGGGATATGACAATGATGCGGAAATGATTCAGTTAACGCAGAACCTAATAAAGCTTATGACCGGACAGAAAGTCAATATAAACAATGCGAAGGAACCTCTAACACTGGCGAACACTTTGATACAGCTATTGAATAATGTGGAGAACCAGATAATGACGCTAAAGAACGCATGGCAAACAGCGCTTGCAGGTTCAGCAGCGATGGACGGGGGTAAAGCCGGATTCGGTGCCGGGGTCAGTGCGGTAGCGGCAGTTAACCCATTGCAGTTTGATGGAATAAAAAGCACGGTAACTTTTTCGGATTGATAATTATTTCGTATTTTTGAAAACGATAAGAAAAGATTATGGCAAACGTCGCGCAGGCAGCAATACAAAAAGCAGGGTCTTTGATAGAGACGGCTGGAAGAGCTATATTAGCATCTCAATTTCCGAACGATTTTGAGGTGTATCTTTGTACGCTTGAACTGGCAGATTCAAAGAACAATACGATAGATTTTTTCACATTCCCTATTACCCCGAATGCGATAAGCAAGACGGAAGCGAAGAGGGAAAATATAAGGAACACGGCAGGGGGTGTTACGGTGTTGTCTTCTCCTACTTTTGTACCGCAGGACATAACGATAAGAGGAGATTTCGGACGTACTTTCAAGTTGTTGTTGTCGCTTGGCGGTGGTGCGTCAAGTTTGGCAGGAGCGGCCTATAGTCTGTCAGCCGGGAAATGGAGTTTAAGCGATGTTTCGGGGAAAAATACGAACTCCTTAAAGTCGGCTTCGTTCGACCCCTCTGTTAAGAACGGATATGGATGTACGAAGATATTGCAGGCTATCATATCAAAAAGCAATGGCGTGGATAAGGACGGTCTGCCATTTCGTCTTTATTTCTACAATATGGCTTTGGGTGAGAGTTATTTGGTTGTGGTGCCCCCTACTGGGCTGGTATTGAATCAGAGTTTACAGCGTAACATGATATGGGAGTATTCGCTTACAATGACAGCGATAGCGCCTTTGGAGGCTGTAGCAGGCGAACAGAAGGCGAAAACAGCACTCACTAAAATTTGTACGGCCGCAGCAATACAGAAAGGTGTGAACGATTTGGCGGCTTCTTTAGCAACGTTGTTATAAAAGGAGGATAAAGGATGGATGCAGTAATGGAAACGGCATACGCCAAATTCAAGAATATTACAGGGTACGACATAAAGAAGTTCTTCCAGGATTATGTTGATTTTTGTAATAATCATTACCCCTATATAGTGGACTATTACCAGGGAGGCGAGATAAACGCACAGTCATTCTACGAACTTGACAAGATGATTGCACAAATCAATATCGTAGAACCCATGTTTCAACTTCATGAAAACAAGTTGGACGATATTTCTATGTGGGAAATATTAGACAATTTTTCGGAAGTGGAAACAAAGATATTGACAATAAAAAATTCTGACAGATGGTTAAGAAGTGCAACGCTTGGAAGACAGAACACTCTACAGCTTGACAAGCAGTTAAGGACAGGAGAGACGTTCGAGAATGTAGCGGAAGAAATCGCAATGACGGACCCGGAAGACGACTGGACTTCTATAACTACACCACAATACATTATAGAAGAGGATTATAAGGCAGGTCAAGGAAGTAATACTTTTGCTGTAAATCTTCGCAATATCGGTGTAAACTATGTGGATAATGTGGTAGATACACTGGTAGGCGAGAACGTGTTGGGTAAAGACATAGATACGGAGTTTGAGTTTAAGAATGATGATTTGAAGGTGAAGAAATTCGGTACATCTATGGAGCAGGCATTAAAAATCATATTGGAGGCTTTGAAAGGCTGTATTCCGGAATTCAAGGACTACGGACTTCCATCTGATTTTGTAGGTCAGACAACAAATGCAATACAATACCCGGTAATATTTAAGGCCCTTATGAACATGTTCCAAAGAGATAACCGATGGGCGAGTGCAGAGCTTCTTGATTTGGTAAAAAAAGAAGACGCGGTGTTTATGAAGGTGAAGGCTACAACCGTGACGAGAGAAGATTTTGTTATTAATGTTCCTATTTAAATATATTTACAATGATTACTAAAACAGCGAATACGATTGCAAATTTAAAGAATTTGTGGATTGAAATGTTTTTAAACAAGACCGACCGCGTTTCAAACATTGCGGACGGTTCTGTACTTAATGGCGTCGCTTATGGTACTGCAAAGGTGGCGCAAAAAGCGATAAAGGATATTGCCATAGTGGAGGCGCAGATTTTCCCAAAGTCGGCAACAGGCGAATATCTGGACAAATCAGCCGCGTTGTTCGGTGTAAGTCCGAGAAAAGAAGCGCTTGGTTCCTCTACTTATGTACGTGTTTTTGCCGAGCCTGGCACGCATTATGAGGTAGGGACAAAGTTTATTTCAAAGAATGGAGTGCAATTTACTGTAGACCAGCCTTTTACGGTTGATAAGTCGGGATATGGATATATCAGTGTAAGAAGCGTTATCACCGGGTCTGCTACCAATGTGGAGGCGAACAGTATTACCGAAGTATCACCAAGACCGTTGACACATATAGAGTGCACGAATGAATATGCAGCTATTGGTGGACGTGATTATGAGGACGATGAAACATTCAGAAACAGAATAATAAATTACAACAACAAGCTTTCCACCGACACTATGGAAGGCTGGACGCAAATATTCCAGGATTTGGACCCGCGCATTTTAAAGGTTATGAATGTCGGGCTGGGTGAGGACGGAAAGACGCACATCTACCTTGTAACCCAAAACGGGTCTTTCTTTACGGACGATGAATTGGAAGAATTGCTTACAAAAGCTACACCCTATTTCGGATTGACCGAACTTGATTTGCAGGGGAATACGCTTGGAATTGTGATTGAAAACGCAAAATGGATGTATGTAGGTGGTGAAGAGGGGGTAGATTTCCGTGTGGAATTGTCACCTAATGCAGTGATTGCGGATGTAAGAAAAAATATCCAGATTGCAATGACTAAGTATTTGGATTTCCGTTTCTGGGAAGCAGGCAAAAAGGTAGAATGGGATGATTTGCTGGAAGTTGTGAAGACTGCGGAAGGCGTGAAGTATGTACCGGACGAACACTTCTTCCCCTATTTTGACGAAGAAGTGCCTTTGAATATGTTGCCTCGTATTAAGGGATTCAGAATGCGAGACCTGGAAGGAAACATTCTGTATGATTCGGGTAGCAGCTTGTCTAATATTTTCTATCCGGCAGGAGAAAGCGATATATATAAAGGCTCTCAATCGGTTATAGCGTCACAGAAATACTTGTGTTCGTTTACCGTAACCAATACCAAGAATGTAGCCGTACCGGGTGCATACATAACAATAGGAAACAAGGTAATCATTACGGACAGTAACGGTACGGCCAACATTCTTTTGGAAAATGGGGAACACTCGTACATATTATCAAAAACGAACTGGACGCAAAAGACAGGGGAGTTTGTCGTTCTGAACAACCCTATTTATATAAACATAAATGATTTCATTGCAACACCCTATTCGGTTACGTTTACTGTATATGAAGGAGAAGCGCCTTTGCAGGGTGTCAAGGTGACGACAAGCGTGTACACGTCTGAAACGGACGATAAGGGACAGGCGGTCATTAATTTGGAGCCGGGAACCTATGAATACAAGCTTGAAAAATCGGGTTTCCAGACCATAGAAAGTGTATTTACGGTTGAAAATCAGCCAGTAGATATATTTCAAAGAATGTTCCTTACAAAAATGAATGTAAATTTTGCTGTAATTGACAGAAACAGAAGTATTTATATTCCGGAAGCAAACATCACAATAAATGACATAAAGGAAAAGACGGATAACGAAGGGCAGGCAAGCATGGGGCTGCAAACCGGGAAATATGAAATGAGGGTTGCAAAAGAAGATTATCAAGACCTTGTAAAGGAAATTGAGATTGTCGGAGAAGACCCTAATTGTATTCTCGTCGAAATGACGGCAATTCCGTATGCGATAAAGTTTACAGTGCTGGATTCTGCTACCCATATGGTTTTGGAAGGAGCAACGATAAAGATAAATGGTTCTACCTATCTAACAGACAAGGAAGGTATAGCGATTATAAGCTTGCCGAACGGGACCTATGAATATACGGCTTTCAAGTCCGGCTATATGTCTGTCAATGATTTTATAGTGGTGGAAGGTTCGGAAGTATCTAAGATTGTGGAACTGGAGCAAGCTTTCTATACATTTCGCTTGACTGTACGTGACATTGAGAACGGCAACTATATCCAGGGTGCGGAATTGCAGATAAACGGAGAGACGCGTGTCACGAACGTCAATGGTGTTGCAAGTGTGACACTTGGAAACGGTGATTATGAATATACGGTAACGCACAGAAACTATAAGAGATATACCGGAACGGTGACTATCAAGGACCAGGATGTACCGGAAACAATTTACCTGGAATTGAGAGACACGGTAATAACATATACCGCAACGGACGCGATAACGAAGGCTCCTATTTCCGGTGTATATATCGAATTGATAAACAAAGGGACCGGAATTAAGGTGGATTCTGGCTACACGAATGACATAGGTGTGTTGCAGCTTGGAGCGGAAGCAGGGGAATATACCTGGAATGCGACACACAGATATTATGACGCAGTAGAAAACCAGGCGATAACACTCGAAAAACTGAAGGATATAGACCTTCCTTTCACTATGACAAGAAGGGAAATCGAACCGGAAGTTGACGTAATAGAGAATATTCCCGGTGTGTCCGGTGATGCTACTACAGTAAGATTCAGTGGCGAGAATGCGGCAGAAACATTATCCAATGATAGTTATTATTATATAGTTCATACACCGGAAAACTTCGTTGTTCCTAACAAAGGAGTGACGTTTGATTTGATGGAACATGTAAAGACTTTCAGACGTGCAGAAATCGGTGGTGAGGACGAGCCATACGATTTTGCAAGTGGAGGTGCTGAATTGAAATTCAATGTATCGAATGATGAAATAGCTTCTTTGGAAGGCACGATGTTGACAGTGCAGCCGAATGTGACACGTGATGCAGAGCCAAGGGCTTTCTATGTGGACGTGACGATAACGACCCCGGTAAGCCAGGTGACTGTAAAGATAACTGCTGAACAGAAAGCTGCTTTGAACTTCAATCCGGTTAAGGCCGGAATTGTTGTTTCGGTAAAGAACATGTACAACGACAATGTACGGGAATACACGACGAATGCGGCAGGAAAGATATTTCCGGAAGTAATGCCGGGTATTGATTATCAGTTGACAATAAAAGAGAAAGGTTTCTATGAGAATGAAGGTCTGCTAATCAAGAACTGGGGCTTTGGTGCGAGTGTACCTACACTGATGGAAATAACGGCTTCAAAAAGGCTTGAATTGAGAGTAAAGCAGCAGAACACGTTAAGACCGCTTGAAAATGCGACTATAAAGGTGTCCGGAATGTCACTGCCTCAAACCGTTACGTCCGGAAGTGATGGTTCGGCAAGAGTGTACATTTCACCTATTGCAATGAGTTATGAGTGTACAGTAACAGACCATACGAAAAAGACCGGAACATTCACACCCCCGTTGTCGGCTGATTACCTGGATATAATCATGGGTTATGCTGCAATGATATTCAGTCTGACATTGACAGCAAGTAACCCCTATTCCAAGGCGGCAGAAAGTTGTCCAGTAACGGTTACGAGTGCATGGGGTGGAACATCTTCACAATCATATAGTTTTTCTGGAACAACGAATGCAAGCGGACAATTGACATCACAAGGAAATGGAAATTTCAATATACCGCCTGGAAATTATACGATAACCTATGGAGGTGGAAACAGTAATTTCGACGGTAAGACAGAAAATATCTATCTGCCTACGGACAAGACGCATTCAGCAGTATTAACAAGAAGAACGAAATCAGTCACATTCACGGTAAAGGAAATAATACCCTCTATTTCGACTACAGTATCAAATCCGGTAAAGACAGGTCTTGTGCTTGCATGCTATTACAATGACAACGGTACATCTTCCGGTGCGAATGTAACGACGAATGCAAGCGGACAATTTACAAAAACAGTGTATGCAGGAATTGCAGAACGTTTCCAGGTGCAACCAATAGGATTCTATTCCGGAAACGGTGCAATAGCTACAGTCAATTATAAAGATGCAAACACAAAAGACCTTGTGTATACATGTTCAAAGAGAATTCCGGTATATATCATATCCAATCTGTATGGTGAGTTAAGCGGTGCATCAGTAACATTCAGTGGGATGTCCGTCAATCAGACAGGAACGACGAATACAGATGGAATAGTGCAAATGTACATTTCTCCGGTAAATATGTCTTACAGTGTAAGCAAGCAGCATTACAATACCAAGACCGGGAATTTCAAGCCTACCGGAACAGAAACAAGAATGGATATTGAATTGGAGGCGAAGGAGTACCCGGTCACTTTCCATGTGTCAACACAAGGAGTTTTGCCACCGGACGGAATTTTGGTACGTGTGACAAATAACACATTGTCAGATATCGTGTTTGAGGGCGAGACGAATGCGGAAGGAACGATAGTCATGCCGAATGTTCCGGTAGGAGAATACACCTATGAGGTTCTTGCAGGAGAGGTTTCATCCGATACATTCTTCCATCCTCAAAATGAAAGTGGTACAGTGTTGGATGTAGAACTACAATATGAATTGATTAACGCAGGTATTCAAGTTTCGGAGGTGTACGGTACGGCAGGAAGAGCGTACTTGTCAAATCAGACCATTACAATGACATCCAAGGCAGGAACGATAAAGCTTACTTTGGATGAGAACGGTTATACCAATCAGTTATTGATAAAAAATCTGGAATACACGTTCACGACTGATTCATACCCAAGCTTTTACAGCAATCCGACACAATCCTATACATGGACAGAAGACGGTGTGATATGGCCGTTCGACTTGAATGTGACCTCAAAGATAACGGTCAATGTAAAAGATGTATATGTGAAAAACAATATCCAGGGAGTAACGGTAGCTTATAACGAACAAGTAGTGACAACTGATGCAAGCGGAAACGCTTCATTATTCCGGTCAGCATTGACAAAAGACTATTCTTTGGACAAAGAAGACTATAGCACGGTAAACGGAACCATTGCACCTACCACGGCTTCACCGCTCAATGTCACGATGTTGAGAAACAAGCATGTAGTGACGGTAAAATTTGTAGAAGGTTTGTCCAGTAGTGAAATTATAGGACCGATAGTTAATAGAATAAGCTATAGTTCAGATGCAGGGAATGGAACATTTGAAACAAATGATGAAGGTATTGCACAAGTCAGCGTATACCTCAATATACCTATCACTTTTTCTATACTGGACAACAAGTCTTATTATAGTGTAACAACCTCTACGCAATCCATAACCTTTACGGAATCGAATACAACCAAGACGATAGTAGCTGTAATGATACAGCCTATAACCATTAAGGTTGTAAATGACGATGATACGACTATTGTAGTGGACGGTGCCAGAGTAAATTATAACGGACAAACAGCCACTACGGATGCTGATGGTGTTGCAGCTTTGTATCGAAGCGGTTCAAATGTTGATAAAAATATTTCCGTTTCGGCAGATAATTATAATATATTTAATGGTGTTATTACAACTGAAACCGTAAGTCCTTATCAAGTACGTTTACAATTCATTTCAGTAAGAGCTACTTTAAAAGTTGTTGAAATGATACCGGACGGAAAAGGCGGCTATATCGAAGGAGGAGTTTATGCAAATCAAAAATTGCAATATCGTTCCGGTTCATTTAATTACGAAATAACTACAAGTGATGAAGGGTTGTACGTATTTAATAGAATATCAACTGCACCAATACATTTTGATGTAGTAGGACATCCAGAATTTTATGAAAATCCGGAAAATACATTTGCTTATACAGACTTCCCTATAAATGAAGTAACTGTATTACAATTGAAATGTTCTGCAAAAATAACTATAAATGTCAAGTCTAATGTGCCGAGCGGAACGAATTTAAGTGGTGCTACTGTAAAATATTTTAATCAGACAGGAACAACTGACAGTAGCGGTAATGTATCGCTGTACAGAAGTTCTGTAACGAACAGTGTAACAGCTACAGCAACCTATCACAGTAATTATTCGGGTAGTATAACGTCAATCACTGTATCACCTCTTAATGCGGTAATGACACGTTCAACCGCGACAGTAAGTCTTGGAATAGGAGAAGTCGTTCCGGTTACTCCTAAATACATGATTGAAATCACTACAGATGCAAGTTCTTCCGTATCACCAGGATTAGGAGGCTTTTCATTTGGTACATCTACATCAGCAAACAGGGAATTTGTGGCATATTTCAGAGCAAAGATTCCTGCTGGCAGAAAGCTTACTTTTGCAAGTAATGCGACAGGAGACAATCCAGTAAGAAAATGGGTCGCTTCTAACGATGGAAACGGAACAGGAGGATGGTATACTTATGCTTATTATGTAAGATGTGGTGCTACTGGAAGTTTTTCAACAACCAATTATTTTTATATAAATGGTGGAAGTAGACCAGTGACGTGGTACCTTGAAATGGCAACCGTATTCGACATAACCGGAAGTAATGTTCAGAATAAATCGGATGCAGAGATTTTGAGCAAGTGTACTCTTGATAAGATAATAAGTAGTCACAAAGATTTTCTTTTCAGTGAAAGTTTTAACGGAGTAAATATGTATAACAATAGTGGTACAAGTGCTGTAACTTTAACAAGAAAGGCGGCTTCTGGAACAGACACGTTTAATTTCACGATGGCAACTTATGCGTCTATGAAGATGAATTTCAGTCCGGCAGCTTCTACAAGTCCTTTGACGCTTGATACAAACGGTAACGTGTCTTTCGTATGCTATTTAGGTACGCCAGTAACATTTACACCGACAACAAGAGCTAATTATTACAGTAATCCAAATACTGCACTGACTTATACAGCAGCAGGACAAGTGCAGACAATACAATTGATTTGCAACCAAAAGATAGTGATTAATACAGTAGCGAACATCTACAATACAAGTAATGCGCTTTCTGGAACGATTACCTACTTCGGGCAAACCCTTCCGTCTGGTGGAAGCTTCTATAGAAGTGGACTTGATAGACAAATGACCGCTACGGCACAGTATTTTAACAATTATGTAGGAACAGTGACTGCCACACAGACATCACCCTATACAGTGACGATGAACAGAACGACAAGGACGGTGACACTGACGGTTGTAGAGAAAATTCCAAACATCACCACTACCTATGCTTTAAGGGGTGCGGTGATGGTTAGAAGCGTACCTACTGGTTCTAATGCCCCGGCAGGAGAAATAACATTGGACAAAAATGGCAAAAAGACAAATACGGTATATGCAGGTATAAATTACACCTACACACCGAAAAACAACGCAAGTTATTACAGCAATGCAAGCCAGGAATGGACGTGGGTATCTGAAAATCAATCCCGGACTATGACATTGAATGTGACGGCACGTCTGACATTTAACATAAAGAGTTCTAATTATGGGACGAATATAAGTGGTGTGGCTGCGGACTGTTTCTATCAGACCGGAACAACGGACAGTAGCGGTAACTTCACCATTTACAGAAGCGGTATAAACAGAGATTATTCATTCTCGAAAACAAATTACAATGCGTTATCCGGTACGTTATCATCTACACAAGCAAGCCCTCTTAATCTGAAAATGAGTGAGACAAGTTCTTCTATAACATTCACCATAAAGGACTACTATCAAGGAGCAGTAAAAGGAAATGCGAACGGATGTCCGGTCACAATGACGAATTCGCAATTATCGTCAATCAATTTTACAAGAACGACAAACAGTAGCGGACAGGTGACGTTCGGCCCAATGATAGCTGGGAATTATAACATAACATGGGGTGGTGGTACGAGCTATTGGGTATCAAGTACGGGAACGATAACAATGCCTCTATCAGCGAATACAAGAAATGCAACGAGATTGACGAAGAGTGTTGGTGTAGAATTTAGAGTGAAGATACCTCTTTCAACACCAGTATTAGGATGGTGGGGAACACCAAATCTTGTAAAACCAGTATTTACTACAGCAGGAGTAGCAACGACTGTATCATTAACAGCCAATAATGCAGTATATTACTTGGCTACATATACATGGATAGCAGGTATTACAACAACGATAACGGCAAAATTGGCGAATTATTTTGTGACTGGTACAACAACAACCGAAACACCGTATTCCATCACTCCTAATTACAATTTCAGTAATATAGGACATAACAATGACGCTACAGCATTCTATTCTACTGCAATAAAGAGTATAACAGTGACAGTGCAGAATAGCTACACAAATGCTGCTGTAAGTGGTGCAACGATGAAAGTATATGGTATTAATGGAGATAGTTCAAATTCTAATAATTATGCTACGCAGACAGTAACGACGAACAGTTCTGGACAAGCAACTATATATGTGTCCGGCACCACAATGAGATACATAGTAAGTGCGACAAGATACGTGACATTAAACACCACCAATACGAATACTTCTAACTTTACAATCAAGTTGGTACCAAGTGAGGTAACGATAACGATAACGGTAAATGACGCGAACACAGGAACAAGCGTAGGAAGTGGTGTAATAGTGAAGCTGTCAAGCAACAACACCAGCACAGCATACAGCGGCACTACAAATTCGAGCGGACAGGTGGTATTGAAGATAAAGCCGGGCAACTATTGGTGGGAAGCAGGAGGTACGACAACATGGGGAGCGACCGGAACAGGAACATGGAACTATCCGAACCGTTCCACCACCTCAATCTCTCTCGTCAAAGACCAGTCCATAACAATAGAGGCTCTAAAGGTAGGGGTGTGGGTGAGTGATGAATGGAGTGGTGGAGATGCTGTCGCCGTTACAAGAAAAAATTCATATACTGGGTTAGTGTATTACGACAATATAACAAGTTCAGAAGTAACAGAAAATAAAAGATATCCAAGCTCTTCTTGTTCTATGGTCTTGACTTACAATACAAATGACAGCTCTGTAGAGCAATATGTTCCGCAAGGTAAAACAATTATTTCTTTGGGAATAGACCCAAATAATTTTCTATATACATATACAAGGGTTTTGACTCCAGGACTTCCTAATGACTTTAGTGGTGACAGATTGTCGGGATATTGTTATATGCAAGGAAGCTTGTATCTCAGTAAAAGTTCTGACGGTGATTTTCAAAATATTGTAGGAACCTTTCTCAGTAATTCTTCTGCATATAGAATAACATGGATAGAATTTAATGTAAGACGTGGAAGTCTAAATTATCTCAAAATTGAGGTTTCTGGCCAAGAAGATAATTGGATATTTAATTTTAGCAATAATTATTCTATACGCAATTCTATCACACAACTTTTTACAAGAGACGAATCAGATATTATATATAATGAATATTCATATGATAACTGTTATATTACACCGATATATAATTCAACAATCAATCTGGTAAGATTTAAAATTAACTCATGGAGCATAGGTAGCGGTACAGCAGGTCATCAATTCGACATAAATTCTTCGGTGACAGTTTCAAAAGTATTCAAAATCCTTTTTTATAAAAAACTACATATTGATTATAAAAATAGAATATTAATAATATTAGGTTTCGGCCCAGATTCATCTGCTACATCAAACCCTGGAGGAATTAATATGGTTGGGATATTTATATTTAGAGGTGCTCCTACATGGAATTATATAGATGATAATCAAGGAAATAATTTTTGGTTTTTTTACAATAATATTCCTTCTGCAATTACAGATGATTTTGGTTTGAATGCTTGGGTAACAACAGATATGAAGACACTGATGTATTGCAAAAGGGGGAATTACGGAATAGGGAAAGGTATTAATACAGTTACAAGTTCAAATTCACTTTTTAGCGTAAATATTGGTTGGAATAAGATAGCTACTTATTCCATTAACGATAGCTCTACAGCAGATTTAAGAAATACACTTGCAAATTATTATGTACTTGAAATTCAGTTTAATAAGAATGAAAATAAAATGATTGTTCTCTGTAACGATACAGTAGGAGCACAAGGAGGAAAGACATTAGACCAATATATAGAAGGTATTCATCCAACTCATTTATTTACATTTATGTATAATGGTAAAAAATGGGTAAATATACCTTATAGTACAGTAGGATTTACTAATTTCTGGAATAAATATATATCCTCTGGAAGTTCTGGTGCAAAATACAAACCATTCTTTAATGTCAATCCTAATTATCTTGGTTCTTGGGATATGAGTTATTCCTTCCCTTCATATAACGAAAATACGACAGCTTATTACGCTAAACTGACTTTCGGAGACTAATAAATAAGTGTTCATATTAATTAAAGAGTAGCTATATACCATTTACATCAAGAATGTTTAGGTATATAGCTACCAATTTTATTTATCATTCCCAGGTTAAATTATAACTATAGGAAGTATAAGGAGGTTGTCCTCCTGGATAAACGAAATTAATTATTTCATTATTTATGAAATTAAAGGAAGGTTTGTAAGTATTACCAGAACTTGAAGCGGAAGCTGCATAATTGTTCCATAATGAACTCAATCCTACGTTAGTATGTGACAGTTGTTTCCATTGCTTTTTTGATTTATCTAATATAAAGCACATTATAATATCGGGTTGAATTCCTTCGATATAAGTTGTATCTGTTAAAGTACCATCACCGAAATACCCTTTAGAAGAATTCCCAAGAACCATCATTTTATCAGAATTAGAATTGAATTTGACTTTCAATATGTAATATTCTTTTGTGGCTTGATATACAGAATCTGTATTTGTAGATATTACATACGATTTGTTCGTGAATCCAGTTTCTGTAAATAATACAGAAGTGTCCGCAGTACGTATATAATACAATCCTTTTGTATAAACTGAAGCAGAAGAAGTAGAAATAAAGAACCACCATTTTGAATCGGGTGAAATCCAGCAATCTCCTCCAACAACTTCCGTAATTTCAGATGGAATATTATAATAGCAAGCCCAGTTAGATATATCCATTATTTCTATACCCGTTGTATTTCCCATAGTTACAACATAAATCAAATAATCGAATTTATTTGTCACTTGTTCATTAAATAATCTTCCCAA